GAACTACTTCCCGATTATACAGACCAAGATTAAAAAGGGAACTAAGATTGGTGAGCGTGTAACCGACTTGCCAGAGGTGTGGGAGGGTGTATATTGGAGGTTCCATTATATGCACCAAGCCAGATTTGGTGGCCTGTATGATGACTTTAAGGGGGCGCATCATGGCTGTGAGATTGCTCGCAGGGGGGCGGCCCATCCTTATTCTCAGACTGTTATTACTCCAGAAGGGACTATGTTGTGGTCAGAGATAAATATTGGAGACAAGTTGTTTGGCCCAAATGGTGATATAACCACAGTTATTGATATACCATTTGACGATGAGTGCGATGTGTATAAGATGACATTGAAAGACGGCAGGGAGGTCTATTGCTCCGAGAATCACTTGTGGAATATATATAAACGAACCAGTAGCATGAATGCCCCAATGACTCTTTCATTAAAGGATGTTTTAAGGGGCTACAAGAGAGCAAGAGTAGTGAGCGATAGGAATCCAGGTGGGTTTGAATATATATACTCAATACCATCAAACCTTGGTGTTGAGTTTGATTTTAAACAGACTTATATAGATCCCTACACTTTTGGATTGCTTATTGGTGATGGTACTTTTAGACATCCAAAATACGTACACACGGTTGTCTTTATAGCTTCTGAAGAGGATATGGAAACGTATAAACTACACATTCCGTATAAGATATCAAGCAGTAAGAAAAGAAAGATTTCTCATTCCATAGAGATTCCAGGGGTTACTGAATATTTAAAGTCTGTAGGACTATTTATGAAAAAGTCTGATGGTAAATTTATTCCAGACGAGTATAAATACAATAGCAGGGATGTAAGGATGAAAGTTCTTATGGGCCTTATGGATAGCGATGGTATGGTTTCAAAGGGTAAACCATCTTTTAGCACAGTCTCAAAGGCTCTTGCTGACGACGTCTTATGGATAGCCAGAAGCCTTGGGTATAATTGTTCATCAAGTAAAAATAAGGCTGGATATAAAAAAGATGGAGTCTATGTTGAATGTCTTGATGTTTACAATATCACATTCTATACTAATGATAAGATTTTTAATCTTGATAGAAAATTAAGCAAGTTATCTGGATATCCAACAGCATACTCTAAGAGCAAGAGAGATATGACAAGGATTGTTAATATAGAATTCTCTCACAGGGAAAAATCTAAGTGCGTAACCGTTGATAATGAATCGCAATCCTATCTGATAGGGGATTTCGTCCAGACACACAACTCGAAAAGCTACACGCTAGGGGCCGTGCTAACAAAGACATTTTTATTAGGGGAAAATGAGATGTCTAAGTCTAAGGTTAAAAGTTTAGCGCTGGCATATCAAAAAGAATATTTAATTAAGGATGGTCTTATTAATAAGTTTGTTGACGGGCTAACTCACTGCGCTAAGCATACTCAATTCCCATCAAATAGGATTAAGAGTTCGTGGACAGATATGCACTGGGTTCTTGGCTTTAAGAATGACACCACCGGGGATGATGATGGCTTACTCAATGAAATGATTGGTGTTGCTATTAAGGACAACTCAGACAAGGCTCGTGGTAAGCGTAGCAGCAAGATGTTCTACGAGGAGTTTGGGATGTTTCCAGGATTCCTTGACCTATGGCAGACATCATTACCAAATGTTCAGGAAGGCGAGATTGTGTTTGGTCAAGCATATAGCATTGGCACAGGGGGAACGGAGGATTCGGACTTTAGTGGAGCTCTCGAAATGATTAACTATCCGTCAGGATATAATGTGTATTCGCTTCCAAATTTTTACGACAGGGGTGCTGATGGGTCCAAAAGAACAATATTTTTCTTCCCTGGCTATGTAAATTCTAAGGGTTATTACAATAAAGACGGCGTTTCTGATGTTGTTGGAGCGTTAATATCTGAAATAAAATTCAGAGTAGTTCTCAAGTATAATTCATCAGATCCGATGCAGTTGACTAAGCGTAAAGCTGAGACGGCATTTACCTTGCAGGATGCCATTATGCGTAGTTCAGGAACGGCTTATCCGGCAGATATGCTTAATGACCGCATCAACGAATTAAATCTTGATCCAAAATATCCAGATAGCATGTGGATTGGTAGATTGTCAATGAATAACGATGGTAATGTTGAGTATAAGGTAACTCCTGAGCTGAAATACATCACTGAATTTCCACACAAAGATAATAAGAAGAGAGCCGCTGTATGTATCAAAGAACAGCCAAAGAAAGACTCTGCCGGGAAAATACCATGGGGGAGATACATAGCCGGTGCGGACGTGTTAATTTAGCACCTTTTAGCAGTAATGCTAATCGAATAAGTGGGCAAAATCGAAGAAGGTCTAACAAAAATAGGAATAGTTTTGGCAATATGACGATTTTTTCGTATATTTGTACAAATTTAAAAATTGTATAATTATGAAATTAATCGATGTATTAGGAACAAATGGAGTTTATAAGTTTAACCCAGAGACTTGTGAGTTTTTTAAGTTCAATGTGAGTAAATTTTCAAACAAAAAGCCTGTTGATGGATGCATAAAATTAAATACATCTATTGCTAGGGGCTATGTAAAGGTGTTTATAGATGGAAAAAGGCAGAGTGTTCATCGCCTAATAATGCAATCTATGAATCCAGTCGAAAACAATGAACTAGAAGTAAATCACATAGATGGCAACAAGTCTAACAATCATTATTCAAACCTTGAGTGGTGCACATCCGCAGAGAATAAGCAACATGCTTTTCGGATTGGACTGAAGGGGGGACGGCAGTCTTGTGTAAGAAAGGACAGAGGGCTCCCAGATGACGTGGTTATTGGGATTAAAGAAATGATAAGAGACGGATTTACTAGTGCTGAAATAAGAAGTAAGTACGGGATAAAGCCCAATACATTTCATTATATAAAAAACGAAAGAAACTACGCCTATATAAAAGTTTAGAAAACATCGAGGTAACTTGTTGGATTAAAGACCAATAAGAACTGTAACGCATAGTGGATGAAACTGATTATTCAGAATATAATTCCACCAAGAGTGTCCGCCATCCAGAAATGGATGATGATATATGCTGAGCTGGTCCGAATTGACGGAAGTACTCGCATCATGGAGCGATGCGATATGAGGGCGACCTCCAGAAGCGCAGGATAAAAAGCCTGCACGATAACAAACTGACGATGATGATGGCTCCAATACACTATCACTATTTAGCCTATTTATCCTTGACACATTCACTGATGAGCTGGTGTTTGAATACACTGGCCGTAATGATTTTGCGGACGATGATTATGAGGTCGCAAGGCTTGCTTGTCTATACTATAATGCCGAATTAAACTATGAGAATAACAAGAAGGGTTTGTTTAAACACTTCTCAAAGCACGGATGCCTATATCTACTCTCAGACACGCTTGAATACCTTAAAGACAAAGATGTTGTTAAGGGTAATCTGTATGGCAATAAAAGCAAAGGCACTGGCAATTATGGCAAAGTTGGGTACTATGCCCGAAGAGCTATCCGTGAATGGCTGCTGCATGAGCAGGAATTAATCACTGTAAAAGAAGAGAATGGCGTCCCATATGAAGACCGTAGAAACGTAACTATGATTAATAAGCTGTGGAGCAAAGCTTTATGCCAGGAGCTTGCCATGTGGAATGTAGATGGCAACTTTGACCGACATGATGCCCTGGCAATGTTAATGCTTTTAAGAGAGGATAAGCTTCGTATGCGCGGGACGCGCAGTATGCAGGACCTTGATAATGAGCGAAGTGCTGGATACCTGGGGAATGATCCATATTTTGAGAAAAATTACAAATCTTCAAAAAAGGATAATTATTAACGTTTAATAAAAGAATCGTATATACACTATAACAATTCAAGTTGTAATTTTGTTTATGCGATTTTTTTTTGTTATATTTGCCTTAATTTAAAAACTATTAATATTATGCAATCAGCATTATATAATTTTCCACGGCAAAAACTCCCGTGGACCCAAAAGAACAAGGAGTGGCGCAAGAAGGTGGTTGATTGGGCTGATAACAAGTTTTTCTTAAACGACAATAGCATCCGCAAATCATTTGTGCGCAAGCGCATCAATTATAACCTGGTCAACGGATTTTTAGATATGGAGGATATACAAGCGGTATTGAATCCTGACAATATTGATGCAAGCTATATTCCTGAAAACATTCAGCACTATCCCACTATCAACGCTAAGATGAACATCCTCCGCGGAGAAGAGTTTAAGCGCAGGTATGATTTTAGAGCAATTGTAACTAATCCGAATGCCATAAGCGAGATTGAGGAAAACAAGCGTAAGTTAATGATTAATGAGCTTAAATCTCTTGTTGAAAACCAAGAGTTAAGTGAAGAGGATTACAACAAACGTCTTGATGATATGCAATACTATTACACTTATGAGTGGCAGGATATGCGAGAAGAGCGAGCCAACATGATTGTAAAGCATTATTCAAAAGAACTCGATTTCAGGGAGAAGTTTAATCATGGGTTTATGGACGTAATGACTGTTGGTGAAGAGATTTACCAATGTGACGTTGTTGGTGGAGAGCCAACCTTTGAGCGTATTAATCCAATGAAATTGCATGTCTTTAAGAATGGTTATTCAAATAGAATAGAAGATGCTGATATCATTGTAAGCATTGACTACTGGAGCCCAGGACGCATCATAGACACTTACTATGATGTATTAACCCAAAAGGATGTTGACTACATTGACAACATGCCTGAGATGTATAATGCCGGAGCGATGGATAACATTGATGAGCGTAATGGCTTTTTCACTACATCGGATATCAACGCATTTGACACAACTGGTACATCTATCATAGATAACTACGCTATCTTTGGCCAAGTATATGGCTCGTCAGCGACAACCAACTACTATGACAATAATGGGAATATTCGAGTAACACGTGTTTACTGGAAGTCTAAGCGTAAAATTAAAAAGGTTAAATGGTTTAACCCGGAGACGGCGGAAGAGGAGTTTGACTTTTACAATGAGGACTTTAAGATCGACAAAACCCTTGGCCAGGAAGAAACTATATTCTGGGTAAACGAAGCCTGGGAGGGCACTAAGATTGGCAAGGATATTTATGTTAACATGCGCCCGCGTGTAGTTCAATATAACAGGCTTAGCAATCCATCAAAATGTCACTTTGGATTTGTAGGGTCAGTATATAATTTCAATGATAACAAGCCTTATTCTCTTGTAGACGTCATGAAGCCATATGCGTATCTGTATGATGTATTACATGATAGGCTTAATAAGGCTATTGCTGCAAACTGGGGTAAGATTATAAAAGTCGACTTAGCGTTGATTCCTAAAGGCTGGGAGCTTGATAAGTGGTTATATTATGCTAAGGTAAACCACATGGCGGTTGTCGACTCATTCAAGGAGGGTAATTATGGGTCATCAACAGGTAAATTAGCAGGGATGCTCCAGCAGAACTCTCAAGTAATTGATGCAGAGACTGGCAACTATATCCAGCAGCACATTAACCTTTTGGAGTTCGTGAAGATGGAGATGTCTGAAGCTTCTGGAATATCCAGGCAGCGTGAAGGCCAAGTGTCTGCAAGTGAAACAGTTGGTGGCGTTGAAAGAGCTACAATGCAATCATCTCACATTACTGAATGGCTCTTTTCAATTCATGATAATGTTAAGAAGAGGGCGTTAGAATGCTTTATAGAAACTGCTAAGGTCGCTATGAAAGGGCGTTCCAAGAAGTTCCAATACATCCTTAACGATGGGTCTATTAAAATGGTTGATATTGATGGAGACGAATTCTCAGAATGCGACTATGGCATTGTTATGGACAATAGCACTGAGACCAACAATCTTGCCAACAATCTTGACCAACTTGCTCACGCAGCTATGCAGAATCAAACGCTTTCATTCTCATCAATTATGAGAATATTAACATCTCCATCATTGTCTGAAATACAAAGAATTATTGAGAGGGACGAAAAGAGTATGTTAGAGCGCAAGAGCCAAGAGATGCAGAATGAGTCTAAGTTGAGAGAGATGGATATACAGGCACGGTCACAGGCTGAGGCTGAAAGATTGCAACAGGAAGATATGATTAATCTCCGTGACAATGAAACTAAAATCATGCTTAAGCAGATGGAGTTAGAGTTTGACAGTTCTACCGAAGCCTCAAAAGAGGAGTTGATGCAAAAGATTAAGGAGTTTGATGAAAAGATACGACTTGACAGGGAACGTTTGCAGCATCAAAAGGAAGTTGATAGCAAGAAATTAGCTCTTGAAGATAAGAAAATAAAAGCGCAGTCTAAGGCTAAAGCAAAGACGGCTTAATCCCAAATGGTTTCTGGGTGGTTCGACTCCACCCTGGGAGCAATTAATATTTATAAATATGATAAAATATATTAATGGCAAGGTTGAAATATGGTTCAGTGACTTGCCACCAACTAATATCAATTCTATCTGGATGTACAAGAATGTCACTGGGGGAGATCCTGATGACTATGTGTACGACTTTAGAGTTTACAACCGGCATAAGGACCTATGGGAGACTATGGTTGATGCCGAGACTTATGAAATGGTTGATCAATATCCAACCATAAACGACTTCCCTGACGTAGGGGATCCTATCCCGCCAAGCGAGACAAAGCTGTATATTGACCAGGAGTTTAAAAATGCATACTTTTATAGCAACGGCAATTACTATAAAATAGTTCAGGACTCTCCAGACTATATGAATACTGATGGGTCAAACTCAAATGTTAAGACTTTTGTTTTTGACACGACTGTAGATGAAGACACTGGATTGTCCGCTGGGATGATGCGCTGGTCGCAGGATGATGGGACTTTAAACCTAGGTATGAATGGCGGAGGTGTAGAGCAGTCTATTGGGCTTGAACTTTACTATCGGGTAACAGCTAACGCACAGATTACAAATGGTCGTCTTGTCGCAGCAGCAGGGACTCATGGAAATTCAGGCACTATTTTAGCCTCGCATGCTGGACCAGGCATAGACCCCAGATATATTCTTGGTGTTGCAACGCAGAATATAAACGCCGGAGAAAGAGGGTTTGTTACATGGTTTGGTAAAATACGGCACATCAAGACTGATGGGAATGGTCGTGGAGAGGTATGGGTGAATGGCGATTTATTGTATCAAAGTCCGACTCATGTCGGGGAGCTAACAAAAACACAACCTACAGCTCCGTATAACAAAGCTCCAATAGCAATAATTATAAGCGCTCATGCGACCAATGGCGCTATGTTTGTCAGAATCCAGAGAAGCTTAAAGCTTGACAACATTAATGATGTAGATATTACCTCCGCTACAGAAGGTCAGCCTTTAGTAAAACAATCAGATGGTGTTTGGAAGGGTTCTGATACTATTCAAGTAAACGAGATTATTCCAAGAACAGATTCTGTAAAAATATTAAACCTTGAGACTTCTATTGGGTCTATTGCAGATTTATTTTCTTTAAACATAAAAGCCAGTAATTACGTCGAATCGGCACATTTTATTATCCCATTCAAAGGAGATGATGAAATCATTACTGCTGGAGGTGGCACCATTCCAATCCAGACCTTAAAACAAGGTATCTATCAATTATACAATCCAGCCAATGAAACTCAGGTAATTTTAGAAATAAATGCAGCAGGGCAAGTCCTTATAAATGGAGATATAATTCACAATGGCTCTGCCTATGAGACCCACGCTCAAAACATCAATACTCCTCAACAACACATTACATTACGAGAAGGGGCTATTGCTGGATTAAGTGCTAATGAGTTAGCTGGTTTTATCATCAAAAACTATGACGGGTTAAATGATGGATTGATTGCTATCGACAATAATGGGGAACTTATGATTGGTGACGATGGTGCGCTTCAGCCTGTTCTTACAAGAGAACCTCTTGGTACATCTGTTGATTATTCTCCATTGTTTTTAAATAAAAGCACTTATAGAGCTGAAACTCTTCCCGGTACTACTGTTAAAAATACAGTTGTTGATAATGATGCAGTAATGATTAAAGATTCAGCAGATAGCAATAAACCAAAGTGGTGGACATTTGCTAATATCAAAGCTAATCTTAAAGGTTACTTTGACACTCTGTATGTAACTCTTACTGGCAACCAGACAATTAGTGGTATAAAAACATTCAACAGCTCGCCGTTAGTGCCTACGGGGCTTCCTGGCGAAAACACTAAGGCTGCAAGTATTGAATATGTAGACACTGCGATGACAGTACTATTTACAGACAATATAGATGGCGGAGTTCCATCGTCAAGATATGGTGGCACAGTTCCACTCGACTTTGGTAAAGAAATTTTATAAAATAAAATAAGATATAATGGCAAAACAATTGCAATTAAGAAGGGGAAATTTGAGTTGGTGGACAACCAGCAACCCCGTTTTAGCCGATGGAGAGATGGTCTTGGTCTCCACAACAAATGATTATGTATATGACCAATATAGAATAGGGGACGGGCTGAACACCTTTAGCTCACTGGCAATTCATAGCTTCCCATTCAATACTACAATAGAACAGTTCCTTGTTGATGCGGAGGCTGCAAGAGATGCGGCACAATTAGCTGAGACAAATGCTGAAACTGCCGAAACAAATGCTGAAGCAGCAGAAGCCCTGGCCGAAAAGTGGGCTGCAAATCCAGAGAACGTAGTAGTGGAGCCTGGCAAGTACTCAGCCCTCCATTGGTCGGCTAAAGCAGAAGACGAAAAGCTGGCAGCAGAAGTATTCAAGAACAAAGCAGATAAGTTTGCAAATGAGAACGAAAACGTAGAGGTTGAATCCGGTAAGTACTCTGCCAAACATTATTCACTAAAATCAAAATATTATTTTGATAATTTATCTGCGTTATGGGTTGGCGTAGTAATCGACCCGACATTATCAAGCTCCGAACCTGCTCCAAAATCAACAGTTACAGCATACAGGGCTACTGAATTAATGCGTACAGGTAACTTGTATTATCACAAATTTGGAAACAGCCGTATTTTTAACGCTTTCCAGATGGCAATTGTGAACAGAAGCACGCGAAAGGTAGCTTGGTATTTGAATAAAAACAATCCTGCACTAAGAGCAGACGGAACTACATCAACACCGGATTGGACGACTCAGAACATTGCTGTTATTGTTCCTAATCTTTACAGAAGAATTAAGGTGCTGGATGCGGGCACGGGAAAATACGAAGTAGCCTACGACATTGAATCATTCGACGGAGCGCAATTGTGGCACGAAGAATCAGCCCACAGTCCCGGCTTTGCATCGATGGACAGAACACTCACACAGCTGGTGTCGGTTGTTTCGGACGATGCAAGATTCAGGGGCGGAAATAATACGGCCGCAAACGATTTGCTTCCGTCAACACAACTCGGTCGACCTGCAACGGCTATCAGTCGAATCAATTTCGAGAACTACGCAGCAGCTGCCGGATGGGAAACGGGAAACATAGCTGACAGAACAATGTGGCACGAATTGACCGCTTTATATTTCGCAAATACGAATATACAGCTTGCGTACACCACAACCTTAACAGCCGAAGGATACCCACAGGGTGGGCTGGGTTCGGGAGTTACAAACTGGAACTCGTCGCGATGGAGTATGAGAAATGGATACTACCCAATTCATAAAGTAGGCGAAGGGTTTATGACATTGGGCTGCAACACGGGTGTTAAATCAATGACGGAGGAAAAATACTACGTTGGTGCTATTTCATCGGTCAGTGCAGGGAATCTTGTTTCAACAGGACAATTTACAACTGGTGCAGGATGGAGCGCAAGTTACATCGGATACACAGTTCAAAACTTGCAAACTTTAGCAGAGGCGACAATAACGGGCAAGACGGACGACAATACCCTTACTTTGTCGGATGATATTTTTCAAACCTCGGGTCAGTGGTATTGGATTAAGGGCGTGACATACAGCTATGAGATACCCGTGTTTTTCGGCCTTGAACACTTGTACGGAGAAATATGGGACTGGGTTAGCGGGGTCAATATCGAAGTTTCCGCGAATGTTGAAAATGGAGGTACAGGAGAAAGTAAAGCATACGTTTGTACGGATTTCTCAAAACGAGCAGCAACAATAACAGCAGACTATAAATACATCGGTCTGACTCCTCGAGGTGACGGCTGGATTAAAGAGCTGTATCGGGATTTCGCTATTGCTAAGGTCAACACGGGAGCTGGAAGCGCAACATTTATGTCCGATTACGGCTACTATGGAAGTCTACCATCTTCGGGGTCTGTTGTCAGGGGCCTGCTGTTCGGTGCGGGTGCGAATTATGGCGTGAGTGCGGGGGTGCGGCTTTCGCCTGCGGTTAACGTTCCGACGTTTACGCATGCGTACGTCGGTGCGCGGCTCCGTGCAAAAATCGAGAAATAAGCGAAGCGCGGGCGCGGGGGCGCAAGCCCTGCCCGCTACTTCGATAAGGTGGGCGGTTGCAGGCCTGCTGTTCGGTGCGAATGCGAATAATGGCGTGAATGCAGGGGTGCGGAATTCGAATGCGAATAACGTTCCGACGAATACGAATACGAACATCAGTGCGCAGCTAAGTGCACAATTTCTGAAAGCAACCGCAGCCTTGCCAACAGGGCAAAAAATAAAACCAGCAGCGCAGCTTTGGTAGTTGAAAAAGCGAAGAAGATGCGACAAATGCACGGAGAAGAATATGAAACGAAAAAACGGACTTTTTGAGCAAATAGTTTCGATTGAAAACATAAGACTGGCGGATAAACGGGCAAGAGCTCACAAGGCGAAAAACTACGGAATCCAGCTTTTTGACGAAAATCACGAAGCGAATATAATCGAGCTCCAGCGGGAGCTTGAATCCGGGGAGTACAGAACTGGCGAATACGAGATATTCAAAATCTACGAACCGAAGGAGCGCGAAATCGCAAGGCTGCAATACAGGCACAGGGTAGCACATCACGCAATTATGAATATAATGGAACCTCTATGGGTTTCCACCTTCACAGCAGATTCATACAGCTGCATAAAAGGACGCGGAATACACAAATGTTTACAGGACGTTCG